TCTGTATCTCGTAGTTTTAATAGGGCTAAGTCTCTTTGCTCATCATGTGCTACGATATCCGCTATACGTCCACGAGTACCTACTGAACGGGAACAACGTACATAATCAAACCAGAATGCAGTGACAGGCTCTCTTGTTTCTCGCTTGACCTTCTTACCTTTCATCCCATCCCATACTTCTCTTATAGTAATCTGATCACTAATCACATGATAATTAGTGAGGATGTATGATTCCCATTTACTTTCATGTTGTTTTGAATAAAGAACTGTACCAGAACCTGATGTATTAATACGTACTGCTGTATCCAGCATCTCTTCATGTTGTGGTCCACAGTTAGCTGCTAGTACAGCAGATACACTAGCACAGAAAAGTAGACCAGCAAATAAAGTAGTTTTAATATTCTTCATAAAGTTCTTTTTCATGTTAGTTCCTTTTATTAAATAGCTCAAACAATGTCTGAACTTTATCTTCAAGTACTTTTACACGCACTAGTATCTCTGCTCTGAAGGCTATTGCTACCGCTCCTACTGCGATTACTCCAGATAGAATAGGCCATATGTCTACTACTTGTTCCATTTATTTCAAAGCATCAGGAACGTATGCATCAATATCATCTGTGTTATCAAGGTCTGCTAGTACAGATTCAGCAGCAGGCGGAAGATTACGTAGTGTCATTTTCTTAGCAGCTACAGCATCTTTATTTAATCCATCTGGGTGAACGCCCTCATCTGCTAGTTGATACTCTACATCAAGCTCTTTTAACTTGGCGTTACGAGTTCCACGAATTTGTTCCAGCCGTTCCGTTCGTGCCTTTGGTAAACGCCATGTGTGTGTCTTCAGATCAGCCGCCGTAATCTCAACTGCCAGCGTATCGGCATCTGGTACAACTGCTGCGGTCTTGATGCTGCCATCGTCGTTCAATACGGCTGGTATGGTATTGGCCTTTACGATATCGTCCAAGATTCCACTTACTGATCCAGCATCACCGACTACCGTGTAGGTGCCGTCTGCATTAACTATTAGTTCATTCATTCTCAAGTTCTCCAAAAAATATTACCGATACAGGATCGGCATCCGCAGCGTTCCCATCTGTATCGAATGTCTTTATCAGCGCCTTATGGGTTTTGGTCTGGTTGCTATCGTGGATAGACACAACATTACCGAAATTGGCGGAACCGACTACAACGTATTTGGAATATTTAAATTTAACAGAGAAGAAGACATCGTAGTATCCCGTACCACCATCAGTCACACTTAACACGTTATAACTATAATCAAGATCAATGGTCCCGGTCCCATCAATTATCACCCACGCTTTAGCCTTACTAAGATCAAGACCAGTTGGCAGATCACTAGCTAATCCCCGTACCATCTCATTAACTTGTCGTTGATCAACCGCTGGTGCTGTAACATAAGCATTAGCACTATTCTGTTCTGTTCGTAGATTGCCCCATAGTTTACCTTTTTCACTATTGCCAGAATTAACTGTAGGTTTGCTATCTACAACCATCCCATCGAATATTGTTATGGCATCCGTCTGGGTAACCAGCACCTTACCCGTCAGCGGATCAACATCGACATCCAGCACGGCATCGGTGGAGCCGGATTGCAGCAGACATTCGGCAGAGGCGACGAACATGCCTTTTTCAGCATCGTACATCTGGCGGATTTCGGTAGCGGTTGGAGCGGTGGTGGATAGACGGACAAGAGACAAGGTAGTAGATGTTGCTGGATCGCTAGAATTATTTTTTGGATCGATGCCAATCGCAAACGGCAGGTTGCCGCTGCTTGACAACGAACCTGCATCAGTTGTTGTGGACACCTCTAAAACGCCGTCAATATATCCGTAGCGTTCAGTTGACGACACACGAACAAAATCAGCCTTGTGCCAGACACCATCATCACAGACTGTGCCGCTAGATGTTTGTACTGCTGCCGTCGCTCCATCATCTTTGAATCGAATTGTTCCGCCACTATCAAAAGCAAGGTTGAACATTAGAGTAGCGCCAGAATTTCCAAACCCCGTAAGAAGTTCAAAGCCGCTAGCACTACTCTTAAACCAACAGCTTAAATATGCGCTACCAGTTCCAATCGCATCCCAATCCGCATCACTGGCTCTATTAAGATAATTCGACGTACTCCAACCGCTATACCCCTTCAATTCCGCACTGGTTTCCACAACCGCTTCGGTCACAGTTCCGGTTTCGGTCAAATCGTTCGCAAGGTTAATACTACGATCAACTGTTTTGCTGTTGGCTAACCATGCACCTTTTATAAACGGCGTCATACATCCCGTATTATACGCTCTTGTGACCAATGCGGTCCAAGAAGCTGCTTGACCAGTGTAATTATTATTCTGCATAAAAAAAGTTAAGCCATCAGTATCTGCCGCAGCACCTCCTAATTGAGATTTAATGCTGAAACCACCGCTGTTTCCAAACATCAGCCCCACTTGAGCTACTTGAGCAAAGTTTCGGTCACCCCAATCATCAGCGGTAATAGCTGAAATTTTAGCAGTAGACCGAACAATATCGCCAACATTATTCCACGGACGATAAACATACCCATCAACGATTTGAACGCCGTTGGCAGAGGCGTCAACAGTGCCGGTCCTATCGTAAACGTTACCATCGTCCTTAATAACCGAAACGGTATCTGCGCCAGTGCCATAGTTGACGGCAAAAGTAGGCAGAGGTCCGCCAGTACGGTGATCAATCGGAGGCATATCTGAAAGTCCAGCAGCCACACGCTGGACATCATTATTGGTCAGTGCCGGTATCGTGCTAGTTGATAATGTTCTAGGCCAGCCATCTGTTCGTTCAGCCCATGCGCCTGAGTGTGGATCGATTATGGCCATGCCATCTTCACTGCCCACAATCAGGTAGCCCATACAAGCAGCCACAGATGTCGGTGTTGCAGCAGCACTAAGATCAACCGTAGCTAATGGTGTAGTACTTATAGTTCCAGCCGATTGTTCTGTTAAATCCCAGATATTTATTTCTGTATTACTGCCTTCATCCTCAATAGTCGCTAACATAAGACTAGAAAATACTGATGCTTTATTCCATAAACCGTTCCACGCTCTACCATCTACAGCAGGACCGAAGATAACTTGATCTATAAAGTTAGCATTAGTTTGTAGAACTCCAGCATAGGCACTTTCTGGATCAGTACCAAAATTATTAGCTGTACCACTATTTGTAATTGTAGCACCAGAATCGATAGTAAGAGTTGATCCAGAAAGTACATTAAAATTATTAGCAGTAAACTTAAAGTCATCTGCACCAGCTATTTTAATATCAATACGATCATCTGTATCAGCAGTTATAGTTGTATCTGCATCAGCATCCAGAATTAATTCCGTTCCTTTAAGAGCAATAGAAGCAGGAGAAGGCCCTCCTATAACTTTACCTAGAATAGTCATTTATGTAATCTCCATAACTGATAAAACGATATCTGTAGCACCGCTTCCTGTAACCGTTAATGTATCTGTAGTTTCCATGACTATTTTATTTCCAGAGAGTAATTCTAATGAACTATTGCCGGGAATTGCGCCAGCAGTTATCAATTCAACATCTTGGTTAGTTTCATTATTAGCTCCCGCTCTATTAGCAGTATCTGTTCCAAGAGTAACAGTTCCTGTAATAGCACCACTAGTTGTATTACCTAAGATAAGTCCTAGTATAATTGTAGTCGTACTACCTGCAACAGTATAAATTACATCTGCTGATGTCACTCCTGCCTTAGTTATAACTTTAAATGTATTTGCCATATTAACCTTTCCTTTTTATCCTAAAGCAACTACTAAACCAATATCTACTATTGCTGCACCACCAACAGTAAGTGTTCCTGCTACTGCTACATTTGCACCAGTCAAAGTTATAGCGGTTGTGTCAGAAGAACTAGATGTAATTCTTAGTTCACCACTATTGTTTTTAAGATTACCAAATTGTGTTCCACCATCTTTTAACTTGATATCTGCACCACCTGCATCAAGAACAATATCAGCAATTGAATCTAATGTGATATCTCCACTATTAGTTGATTGGATTGTTACACCAGTATGTCCATCAATAGTAGTTGTACTGGCTTGAGAATCAACAGTTACTGTACCTGATGTCGTTGTCCAAGAAATAGCAGTATCACCGGCTGCTACTTCATCAGCACAAACATCTGTCAGTGTAATATACGAATCAAGTTGATCCGCTGTAACATACTTAGTTGTTCCTGCATCATCTATTAGAAACTTATCTGTTGAAGCTATAGTAATACTACTACCATCAGTAGCTCCATCAATCTGAATAGCAGCAGCACTTACTTTATCTGCTGTACTGATTGTGGCTAATTTGCTATCAGCGATTGATCCAGCAAGCATAGCATTCGTAACAGTTGCCCATGATACATCCGTACCATCTGATTGTAAGACTGTATTTGCAGAACCTACTGTTAGTGCAGCAGGATCGCCTGAAGCATCACCATAGATAAGTTTACCCCGTGCTAGTCCCGCCATCTTAGCAAGAGAGATAGCATTATTCGCTATAGTAACTGATCCAGAACCATTAACAGATGTTACATCGCCTGTAAGAGCAATAGGATTAAAGTTAGTTCCATCACCAACCATAATATGTCCAGCAGTATTAGTTCCCATTGTGATATCATCACCAGATACTGTAAGATCACCAGTAACAGTAAGATCAGTTGCAACAGTGACATTACCAGCAAAGGCTACTGTTGAATTTGCTACCGTAGCATTAGGCGTCATTGTCATATGCGTAACGTATGTACCGGCACTATTTAGATCATTACCAAATGTAATAACACCGCCATCTGCTACATTAATTTTCCATTCATCTCCAGCATCATCACCTTGATCTGCTTTAAGAACGATAGCTAATGGTGCGCCCTCTACATTTGCAGCAATTTCTAATGCGTCATTGGTTGCTTCATCATACTTTATAGTTATATTTGAATCTGTCCCTAAGATTAATGCCTCATTATCAATGAGCATTACATCATCAGAGAACTTAAATTGATCTTCATCTTCCATCCATGTTAGAAGACCATCATTACTTTCACCATCAAATGTAACAGCAATATCAGTACCGGCAGTAGCATCACCAATCGTAATTGCAGTACCTAATAGCTTTGTTACATCTCCACCTTCATTAGCAGTTCCATCATGTGAATGTCCTGTATCAGCAGTAAATGCTAAGACTAGTTGATCAAATTCATCTTCTGAATGAGAAGCCTGAATAACTTCTCCTGAAGCAATAGCACTTGCAGATTGTCTTGTGTATGTTGCGCCCATTATTCCCTCTTTTTAATGTCTGCCACCGGCAGTAAATTCTAGTTGAAATCCATTTAATACAAATGGAGATGATCCAGCATCTTCGTTTATTTTAAGAGCAACAGCAAATCCGCTGCCTTCTACGGATTGTCGTGTTAGTGGATTACCGCCTTCACCATAAACAGCTTGACCATAAGTACTTAAACGATTTCCATAAACAGCAGTAGCTGCTCCTTCACTAACTGTATAAGCATCAGGTTGTGGAGTATCTGATGAGTCGTAGTCGTATCTTAGTAGTAATCTTGCATCTACGGAACCTTCACTTCTATAGTTTGTAATAACCCGTTGCATACTTTTTCTTATTCCTGCATCGCCCATAATAAGGTCTGCTGAACGATAAATTGCTTCCATATTAGTCCCAGAAAAAGTAATTCCATTTTCTTGTTGATATACAAATCCATCATATGCACCATGAACTACAACTTCTATTTGTGATATATACTCTGAATCAGTAGAACTAGGTTTAATTCCTACAATATCTGACCATTGAAATCCAACTTGTCCTTGAGAACCTTCTTTAATTGTTCCTAAAATACCAAACTGACTTTTTTCAGTACCTGTTGCTACAGGAAAGAATAGTCTATATTGTGATTTTTCACGAATAACAACTGAAGTAAGATTATCAAACTCTATCTCATCAATACGTTCTTGTATTACTTTACTCACTGTTCCTAATTCAACATCATCAATTCTTTCAGTACCCGCTATAG